GTTGGAATGAAGATGCTCATACTGAAGGATGCATTGAAACAGATTCCGTTATACCAGAATATACAGATACACAATCATTATATTGGGAAGGTGGGACTGTTGTTGCAAAAGATGACAGCGAAAAAATAAGTATGAAAGCAGAATACGATGCACAGGAATACGCAAGAAACAGGAAAACAGAATATCCACCAATGGCAGATCAATTAGATTATATGTTTCATAACGGATTTGATAAATGGAAAGAAGATATAGTACAACCAGTAAAGGACAAATATCCAAAACCGGAATAAAATATGGCAAGTATATTAAAAGTAGATAAAATAGTAGACAGCGGAAGCAACGTACTTGCCACCTCTTCAGGATCCGGCTATGCAGTTGATAGTGGGGTTAATTTAGCATCTGCAACTCTTCCTGCTGGATCTGTTATTCAACTAGCATTTGATAGTTTTGTTCCTAATTTTACTCCAAGTTTTGTAAATAATTCATCTTACCAGGATACCGGATTAGAAATTGCAATTACAAATAAAACAGCAGGAAATTATTTTTTAATAAGAATTGACTATCGACCAAAAATTATTGCTCCCACAAGTCCTGGCGATCCTTTACACTATACACGATTATATGGCGGATTAACCTCATCACAAAGTCAATTATGGGAACTTAAATGGCAGTCAGATAATTTAGGAAAATTAGGTGATTCCGTTTATTGGGCGACAACTAACAGTTTTAGTTATAAATTTACAACATCTAGTGTAGCATCTCATACATTTAAGGTACAGTGGAAAACCGGAACCGATAGCAACCAAAAAACAGCATTCGATTACGGCGGGGGCGAACTAACTATTATGGAAATAGCAGGATAAAATATGGGAAGCACATTAACAGTAGACAATATTAAAGACAGCGGCGACAATACCCTAGTATCTTCTACTGGTAGCGGACATACTATTGCTAGTGGGGTTGCAGTTCCAGCGGCAGGAGTTACCGGAACGTTGGGTAGTGGGATTACTTTCCCTGCTGGTCATATGATTGGGTTTGGGTCTTTTACTGAAACAAGTGGTAGTAATATTACAACTACCGGTACAAGAGAATTAGTTGCAGAGACAGGTATCACTATGGTAGTTAAAAGTGCTTCATCTAAGATGCTTTTACATTTTCAAACATCAACAGCCGAAGGAGATGGTAACAGAGGATATTATCATATTAGACGATCAATAGATGGAGCAACTGCCACTACCTTAAGAGGATTTGGTACATCTGATAAAGGACATGCAATGACTGATGTAAACGGGCAGTTTGCAACTATAGTTCTTACTGATGTTGATACACATGGACAAGCAGTAGGTACAAGTATTCAATATTATGTTCGTATGATTGCTGTGAGTAGTACTACTGCATATTGGAGAGCTGGTGGAGGAAATGCCAGTGGTTATGTAATGGAAATACAAGGATAAAAATATGAGTAACAATTACAACATGGCTAGATTAGGAAGCCAAACAAACATAGTAGATGCAGATGCAGAAACTGCCTTCAGCGTAATTACAGGTAATCAAACTATTACAGATGATTATACAACAGAAGCAAGCAAAAATTCGTTAATGATAGGACCAATTACAGTACAAGACGGAAAAAGTTTAACAATAGGATCAAATGGTAATTTGACAATAGTATAATGGCTAGTGAAATTAAAGTAAACAAAATAACAGGAAAAGGTGCAACTGGTGGTACAGATGCCCCCTTGCAGTTTAATGGGAATGTTCTTACAACTGCGACAATTGCTAATGCAACAATTACTGATGCGACAGTATCTAAAATTAATTTATCTAACACCACTCCTTCATCGCCGGTAGAAGGTGATATGTATTTTGATTCAGCTTTAAAGATGTTACGATTTTATAATGGAACTGACTGGATTTCAGTAGGCCAAGGATATATGGTCAAGGAACATACTGCTGATTCTTATACTAAATTGTTAATTCATTCAGATACTTCGAATTCTAGTACAACATTTACAGATTCAAGTGGGAACGGCCATATTATTACAGCGGCAAACGGCACAACTCATTCTACTTCACAAAAGAAATTTGGAGCTTCAAGCATACGGTATGATGGAAATAATGAATTAAATGTAGCAAATCATTCTGATTTTACTTTTGGTATACAAGATTTTACAATTGATATGTGGTTTTATGTAGATACTGCCGCAAACGAGAAACCAATAATGTCAAAAGGATATTATACATCAGGAGTTAATGGGGGATTCCAATTTAGAATAGATGAATGGGCAGGAGGAACGATAACATGGTCTTCATCAAATGGAAATACTTCAATCGGGCGATATCAGTCGGCAGCCGGTGCTTTTGTTGATGATAGATGGAATCATATTGCGGCAGTACGGAGATATGGTATAGATTTTAAGGTATATGTCAATGGTGTTTCGATGCCTAATATAAGTAATGATGTTCCTCCAACATCAACCAATTTTTTAGCTAATTCCAATAATCTTATGGTTGGCCACGAAACTACATATCAATCTGGTAATAGTGCTCATATGTGGGGTTATCTTGATGAAGTCCGTGTTTCTGTAGGAATTGCTAGATGGACATCAAATTTTACTGTGTAATAATAAGGTACGCAATTTAACCTTGTAATGTTTTAGACAACGATTTTTTAAGATCCCACCACCAAGAAGCAGTATCTTCTTTTTCTGAAATAGCCATATTATAAGTAGCACGTATATCTTTTACTAATCCTTTATTATATAATACACCTTTTGCTCCATTGTGTAATGGCTTCGGCCAATTACCAATATCAACCCAGCAGTATCCCGATGATTCGTCGTTTAATATAGGTACAAATTCTTTATATGCAACTACAATAAATGTATTATAAAAAAAACTATTATTTTTAGCTTTGTATTGATGCAGAGGATATATTTTTACTACGGCAGGCACATTTCCGATTTCTTCCTGTAATTCTCTATATAATGTTTCGATAGGTCGTTCTTCTTTATGGGCTTTACCGCCCCAGAACGCCCAAGTACCAGGATGACTAACTTTTCTTGATCTTAATTGGAGTAATATTCTTCCAGTAGAAACTGAGAGAAAAATACATCCAGATGCTTTAACCTCCATGTAACCTTATTATTATAAGAATATTCGCCAAAAACCAGCATTAAATGTTCCTTCATAGGAATTTATCCATTCAGAGCCAGTCCATTCTAATTGTACTGATGTTGTTGTATTTACAACATATTTGGTATCAGAGGTAACACTTGTATCTAAACTTACAACCCAAGAACTACCATTATATTCAATAATATCATTCTTATTGCCGTTTCCAATTGTGCCCCATGCTCCGCCAATCGGTACAGTATCGGTTATTAGATATCGTTGTCCTGTAGCCGCCGCGGCAAGTGTACCATCGTCTGGGTAACTTAATGTCGGATTAATTATGCCAATAATAGCCGTTTCAGTATTTGCTGGTAACGTATCATCATCTAATGTAACAGTTAATTCATTGTCATTACTACCATATTGTATAGTACCAATTACATCGCCAACGGTACTACCTGGATCAATTGATTTTCGCAATCGTAATTGACTAATACCAATGTTTATTTCGTCACCACCATATGCTTTAAATAAATCTGACCATTTTAAATCTGTTGACGTTGATCCTTGTTCTGTGTATAATGTTGCTGTAGTACCCACAAATCGAAGTTGGTAATCATTATGTGTAACTACTATCCACTGTTTTGTTGCATCAGCAATGGTACCAGATGATTCAAATTCAGCCATTTCGGTTGGGCTGTCTGCTTCAAGTAATTGAGTTATGATAGTATGAATAAGTGTTTGCCGTCTTAAATTAGCAGGAGGACTAATATGAATTGGCATATCAAAAGTAAGGCTCGAAACATCAATTTCATCTTCAGTACCAACAGGTACAGTTCTATTCGACCATGTTACATCTGCTAATTCTACATACGACAGTGAACTCCAATCAAACGGATTATCTGAAGTATATATGTTTAAACTTGGATTATACAAAACAAGTATTTGTTCCATTAATTGTAATTTTTGTTCTGTACTAGATGTCCAAAGATCTACTTGCATAGTCATATCATATGGAACAGGCATTGATCGTTCAATAGAATATCTATTTCCTAATTCACTAGTATAAGCCTGGGTTTCTTCGTCATATTTCTTTTCATATACTGCAACTGTATCTTCAAATGCTGGATTACGTCTGCGATCAGCATTCATGGATAAGTCTGTTACATAGCAACTTAAAAAAGGTATAGTAGGAATTGTATTCTCAGAATTTTCTTTTATAATGTGAGCAGTCTGCCTATCTATATCGCCATATCGTGCAGGCACTCGTTGAAAAATATCTTCTCCAACTTCGTTCTGTCCCATTTTTACAGCGAACCCGCCGAATAGGCGGATAAATTGTAGTATATATTTTCTTATCTGTTCATCGTAAAAATAATTCATGCGTCAGTCTTTGGTTTAATTACTTCACTAAGTGGTTGTCTTGATTCATATTCATCGCCGTCAACCAAGGCAGTACCTTCATTATTAAAATATTTGGCTTTTGGAAATGTCCGCCCTTCCCATGTAGTGTTGAGTACATTATCGGAAACTTTATGCCATTTGTCGCCTCGTCTTACAAACAACCTATCTGGCACATAATCTGTTCTTAAAAAGTATTCGCCTTGGTTAGGATCGTTTGGGAATGCCGAACCTGTAGGAATTGTTTCGCCATGTTCATATGTCGGATTATCAGGATCATAATTAAATAGATGAGCAGTATCTTTAGAATTATTTGCGTTATCTTTTGCCGCCGCTTCTAATATTGCATCTGTTATTTCTAATTCTTTACCATAAGTACTGAGCTTATTTTTAATAGAATCTTCATCCATAAAGTCACCGAGTATATCTCTGAATTCTCGTTGATCTGCAATAGGTCCTGCTTTAATTCTCCATATATGCGGCCACCATGTTGGGGAAAATCCTTCTGCTGGTCTGCTTCCATCTTCTATA